TGAATTTCAAACTATATCTATGAAAATAGTTGTAGACGAAAGATATGTTTCTCTTCTATGGAGTCGTGGACATCTAAAGACTACTATATGGAGTGTAGCGTACACTTGTTGGAGACTTTGGCGAGAAAACAATATTAAAATTTGTATCGTATCTTCTTCGCTTGACCAAAGCATGGGAATGATAAGTCTTATTCAAAAGGCTATTGAAGAAAACGATATGCTAAAAAAACTTTCTCCAACCGACAGAGGAGACACTTGGAATAAATCTCAACTAAATACATCAAATGGAAATTCTTGTTTTATAAAACCTTTCTCGGATTCAGCTCGAGGAGTCCACGTTGATTATTTGATTATGGATGATATCCTTAGAGCTACTGATATATCTCAAGATGAAATCAAAAATCGTTTTTGGGGAATATTCTTTCCAATGGTTCAAACTACAAGAGGACAGATTCTTCTCGTAGGTACTCCAATGCACGCAAATGATTTGCTTATGACTCTTTATAAAAACGACCAATGGTTCGGATTAAAACAACCTGCGGTATTTACAGATAGCGAGGGAAATTGGTTGAAACCGAGTTGGGATAATAGATTTACTCTAAAGGAGCTTGAGGGAGTAAAGTCTAATATGGGTTCACTTCAATGGCAAAGAGAATATATGTGTAATCCGATGGCCAGTGGTTCGTCTATCTTTAAGAGAATCAACATAGGCACTCATGTTGAATTAGCTGAACCAAGAGAAAATTGTGTTTATTACATGGGAATCGATATTGCTATGTCCGAAGCAAAAGCTGCCGATTTTACAGTTTTCTCTATTATAGAAAAAGACGAGAACGGAATGATGTTACAAATTAAACAAGAGCGTTATCACGGATATGATGAAAGCCAAATAATCGAGAGATTAAATCAACTATATCAAACGTTCCATCTTAGAAAGATTTACATAGAAGAAAAAGGACTTTCTAAGGGAATTGTAAAAACCGTTACAACTCCAAGTTTGAATCCAACAAGTTTTCCAGTAATAGAAGGATATAGAACAGCTCGTTCAGGCAATCATTCAAAGGAAGCACTAATCTCTCGACTTGACGTAGCGTTTCTTTCTAACGAACTTCATATTCTTGATAATCAGATTTTAATAGATGAACTCAATGCGTTCAAGATAAAAGAGAATACGAGGACCGGAAGTTCAACTTATGAAGGAGTTGGCGAGCATGACGACACGGTTATAGCTCTCGCACTCGCTGTAATGGCGGCAACTGACCGAGCAGGACAAGCGAGTATAATGGTATTATAAATAGCGTTACGCCTAAATAGGATTGATAAAAATGGTCAAAATAATCGATAAAATACGAAATAGAGTGAATAAAATTGGAAAAATACCGATTTCTGCGACTTTAATTGGAAGAAATCACGTTAATGATAGATACCAAATTTATGATGGAAGAGTCATTCCAATGGATGTTAACGTAAAAAATCTTAGTGTGGCAGAGCTAAAGGCATTTCCTCTCGTAAATGACCCATTTGCGTTATCCACTGGTGTAATTCAATATCCGAGTGGCATACCTGCTCAACAGAGTTTTACTACACTTTGGAGTTATGTTAAGAGTTCTCCTGAAATAATATCAATTTTTACAGCAATTATCGAAGATATCATATCAGATGGTTGGAAACTTGAGGGTGGTCGAAATAAAAAGAAAGCTGCCGAAGAGTTTTTACAAAGCAATCGATTCAAAGAAGTAATGTCGTCTATGTTATGGGATGCTCTTGCTACAGGTAACGGTTATCTCTATAAGACTCCACAACTTGGTAAAAAAGAACTAAAGGGAATTATTGATAAACTACCTTTAAATATAGAATATAAAGCTAAATTTATCGATGACCTATTGAAAGAAAAAGATATCAATATTAAATCTAAATTTGTCGAAGTTCCAAGTTCTACGATGAGAATAGTCTACGACAAAAATGGTCAGATAAAAGAATATGTACAACAGGTTGGTGTGAATAAAATTTCATTTGCGCCTGATGAGATAATCCATTTCCGTTATATGAAAATCGATGGTAAAGTTTACGGCTTTACTCCTCTTTCCTCTCTTACTGCAGAACTTGATACGCTCGCATATATCAAGGATTACGCTCGATACTACTTTGAAAAAGGTGGAGTACCAAACTGGATGTTTATCTTAGAAGATGAATCTCCAGACTCCCCCACAACTCAATCATTTAGAAAGACAATGCAACTTTACGCAGATGTTCAAAATAAATGGAAAAGCTTGATAGTAACCGGTAAAGTAGATGTAAAGGACATAAATCGACTCACTAAAGATATGGAGTTTAGAGAGCTTGCGAGATATATTACACAAGTTCTTGTAATGACTTGGGGCGTACCGAGTAGTAGACTTTCAGATATGCTTAGTGAAAAAGGTACAAGAGGAGCAACAGTTTCAACAGAAGGATATTACAGAAAAATATCTGCTATGCAAGACTTACTTGAGGAATTGATAAATGTCAATTTGCTCCCTGCGTTTGAAGTACAACTAAAATTCAATAGAACATATAAACAAGATGAAGTTAGAGAAGTTCAGATTGAAAAAGTTAAGACAGATGTAGCAGAACAGCGACTCAGACTTGGACTTTGGGATTACGAAACATGTGCTAAATATCTAAATGTTCCAGACGATATTCAAGAGAAACAAAAAACTCTATGGGATAAGATTGAAAAACTCATGGTGAAAACCCCTGATATAATGTTACCTACGAGTTCTAATAGAACAGGTGGTTCAAGCCAATTTAATCAAGGTCAGATGAATAAACATCAATCGCTTAGTAATGACCCTGAGAAGTTAGCACAAGACAGTGATAAACAGGGCGCAGCCGTTAAGAAAGATAATTAGTATTATGTATAATTTTTCTTAATAGTATGATTTATATACCGTATTAGTGAATTTTCTATTTGAATAGAGTACGGCAGACCACTTTATTCATATATGCTCCCCACCCTGAGAAACCTATCGTAGGCGAAACTCACGGTGGGCTTATAATTATGGAGGTCATACAATGGAAACAAAAGAATTTTCATTCTTCTTAGATGGAATGGATTTTAAGGCACAAGAAGGTAAAGCCCACATGTTCCGAGGTTATCTATCTACATCAACACTTGACTTAGTAAATGATGTAGTTACCAAAGAATGTATGGAAGATATGCTCTCTCAGATTAGAAGTGGTGTAAATGGATTCGCACCATCTATTAAGGGAAGCGAACAGCATGATGTAGTTTTGGAAAAGAATCCTATGAAGATACCAATATCGAGAATCACAAACGCAAATGTGAATGATAAAGGTCTTTTTATTGAGGGTGAGTTCAATGAGGACCATCCCGATTTTAATAGATATTGGGCAATGGCTACAAAAGGTTTTCTTGACGGATTATCGATTGAGTATATTGCCAAAGACGTAAAATATGACGGTGATGTCCGATACTTGAAAAAAGTTCAGTTGACTGGATATGGGCATGCACCACGACCAGTCAATAAAGAATGCGTGGCAGAAATTTTCGTAAAATCTATGGACGCTTTCCCAAAACTTTTAAACGAGGTGAATATTTTGACAGAACCAATAATTGAACCAAAGGTTGAGGTCAAAGAGGAAGTTGTGGTTTCACCAGTTCCAGAGTCAGTTACTCCAGAACCAGTCGAACCAGAACCAGTCGAACCTGAACCAGAAATAGAAGAAGTCAAAGCGAAAGTTTTGACTGAAACAGAAATCAAGGCTATTGTAAAAGAAGCTTTGAAAGACTATGAACCCGCTCTAAAGTCGTTAGTACAACCCCAAGAGAGCGTAGAAGAAGTAAAAGCACAACCAATTACAACACTTAGTGGTTTAGCCGCTAAGATGTTAGGAGGGTGATATTATGTCGAGATTCGGAGAAATGCCATCGAACATAACTCATGAATTAGTTTATCAAGCTAACTTCGGAGATATGCCAGATAAGAGCGTCTATCTTGATACATTAGCAGGTGCATTTTCACCAGAAGCAACAATAGACAGACGAGAAGAAGTAAAGGCAGAAATCTTCAAATATAAGCCAGAAATAAAGGCTTTCATTGAGGGTAAAGCAGTTACTACAGGAAGTCCTCTATTCGCAATAGGAACGACTTATTCAGGTACATCAGGAAGTATTCCTGTTATGCTACCAACAATAGTTGACCCATCTCTTTACGATAAAACAAAGAGAGCTACACCATTAGCAAGTGGTCTGATTCCACGAGTAACCAACAAAGGTCTCTTTGCTGATTACATCAAAAGAACAGCACTACCATCCGCTATGTGGAAAGCAGAAATGGGTGCTCTTGATGCTCAAGCTAGCACATACAGCAGAGCGGCAACAGCAGTCAAATTCCTATACGCAGTCGGAGAAATTTCCGGACCAATGATGGTTGCTTCTAAGGTATGGCAAAACGCACTTACTTTGGAAACAGAAGCGCACTATAGAGCTTTGAAAGAAATGGAAGAAGATACAATCATAAATGGATACCCAACAGCAGCAGACGTTTCAGGTGGAACGACTGATGCAAAGGCATTCACAGGATTGATTCAAACCATTACAACAAACTATACGAACAAATCCTCAGCAGTAGTCACTTTGAGTAATATCAGAGATGCTATTAGGGTAATCAGAGAAGCCAAAGGTGAACCTGATTTAATAATAACAGATTACAAAACATTGGATGATGTGAAAGGATTGATACAGGACTTGATGAGATATCCTGCACCAACTGCAAGTATTGCGTTTGGTATTCAGACTATCGAATTTGAGGGAATCCCAATCATTCCAGACCTATTCATGCCAACAACAGCAACATCGAGAGAAATGCTCGTATTGTCAGTTCGTAAACAAGGTAACATCCAGATGAGGGTGCTCCAAGAAGCAGCCTTTGAAGAACTTGGCAAAAACGCCGATAGCTACAGATTCATGATTAAGGAATACTTAACTATGATAGTAGTCTATGAAGACTGGTGCTACAGAATATACAACTTAGCTTAGGTGATTAAATGGGAGACATAGCAGAAACAATTAAAGAAATGATACCGGGATGTGAAGTCGGACAGTGGTATTTCACTGCAACAAAGGCGGCACAGAACGATACCATTACTTTCGGAGACCTTAGGGTCGTATATGGTGGAGTAGGCTTCGTAGACGCAGGTGGAGATTGGTCAGCAGAAACTATTACGCGAATAGACGCAACTGCAAACCAAATAAAGCTAACGGGCGCAGACACAGGAACCATTTACGGATGGGTTATAGGAGTTAGATAAATTAATTTGGGGGAGTTTTTTTTAACCCCTTTTAAAAATTTTAAAAAATTCAAGGTGAAAAAAAATGGCAGAACAGTATGGAGCAACAACTCTTACACTAAAAGAATGTCATGGAGTTCCCGGTATGTTTTCAGGAAGAATGATATGCCAAGACAGCGATACATTAACCTTACCGGTTAAGACTATCGTTTCGGCAATTCTAAGTGATGAAACGCGGGATTCAGTTTTAAGTTGGGTTATTTCAGGAAATGAGATTACTATAACTTGCACAAATGACGATTACATAAATTTCATAGTGTTAGGAGTAAAGTGAGGTTAGTTTATGAAATTCAAAAACGAATCTGATAAACTTTCCTCAGTTCAAATTATTGAGAAAATTGGAGTCCGTTGGATTACTTTTCGACCAGGGGAAATTTTAGAAGTTCCAGATGGGTATAAAGAACAGGCTTTAGCACGAGGGTTAGTTCCTATTAAACAGGAAAAACCGAAGTCTGAACCGAAAGTAGTTGAAATAGAATCGGTAAAAAAAAAGACGAAAAAATTGAAAAAATGATAGATAAATTGATATCTATTGATGGTATTGGTGAAAAATCCGCAAGAGAGATAGCAGAAGAATATGACAGCTTAGCTGACATAAAACGTGCTATAATGAACGGAAATTTCAGGGTGGGAGGAATTAGCTCAACGAAGCTAAAACTTCTACTTAAAT